AACTTGGTCGCCTGTTCGATTTTTGTTGATTCTTTTTTTATTTTTTGTTGATCAAAAGTTACCGTTGAAAAAAAGTTTCGAGTCGTTGGAAAAATGTTTCGAGTCGTTGGAAAAAAAACTTAAAAACCACAAAACTCCTCTTTGCCTCAGTTGCCATAGCAACCACCTACAACAATCACTTCTTTTTTTTCAAGTAGTATAAATAATTTAATAGTTTCTTTTGTTTCTCTGCTTTTTCTTTGGTAGTTCCTTTCGCAAATACTTTTCCATTTGCATCTATAACACTGTATTTATTATTTCTTAATTTTTTTGTATGAACTGGCATAACTTATATTATTCTTTAAGAAACAATATAAGATTATTCTTTTTTCTCTCTCTCTTGCTCTTTATCTTGCTCTTTGTCTTGAGGAGTCTTCATAAGAGATAAACCTAATTCATTGATAAGAGACTCATTGATGACCTCTGCGCCATAAAGAAGAACGGCTCTTCGTAAGTTGCTACAAAAATCACAGAAATAAGAGATATGAAATATCCCCATGAATTTTCCACAGAATTTACAATACATACTATAATTAAAGACAATTTTTAGGTCATTAAAGATTATGCGGGAAAATAAATAAAAAAAATAAATCTATTATAGTATAAATGGCTAAATTACTAGAGAATAAAGAATCATACGTAAGACTGCAAGACACATCAGGATCACCAATTATTGCATCATCTGGTGCCTTACAAATCATCAATCCAAACATAGACGCTATCGTAGTTTCAGGTGGTAATCTTTGCACCAATGTTCAAGTGCTACCAGTCACAGGCGCACAAGCAAATGCTTGGAATGATGAGTCTGCTTCTCCAGGAGGAACTTCCAATGCCGCTGACTGCCAATATTGTAGTAATATCTCCGTCTTTGGCAATTCTAATGCGGCAACAACGATTACGGCTCAAGTCTCTCAAGATGGAGGCACTTGGTATGATACCTCTAACAATTCTGTTTTACTTGGATCTGGAGATTTTCACTTCAGTTTTACCTCGGGGGCTCGTTATATCAGACTTAAGTCATCTTCGGCCGCAACTTTAACAGTTACCATAGCCGGCAAGTAAGCTTAGTTTTTTCTTTTAATTTTCAACACTATTTCGCATTACAAATGAGAGTAATAGTATTATCAGGTCCGGCGTAAACACATCTTAAAAACCTACATGCGGTTTCTATTCTAGCATGAATATTTCCAGAGGAAGACGCATTAATTTCATAAGCATTATACCAATTGTCATCATCATTACTTACTTGAATAGTGAGAGTTCCAGCATCACTCAAGTTGCCAAACAAATCAACATTTCCATTGGTGTTTAACAAATCAATAGTAGGGGTATAGTTGGTATTAACTATTAACTGACCACTCCATAGAATTTGTGAGGTAAAAGTATCGACATTAGCATCAGGAACATCACTGATAAACCGGGTCATTAATCTTAAATAGGTTTGATCAGAACCACTATTGTTTTCAAGTGAAACTTTGATGAAAGTCCCTAGATTTTGCTCTTGACATTTATAAGGAATACCAGCGGCAATATTGTGAGTAGCACTAAAATCCCAATGAATAAGATCATCGCTCCATTCTACTGTTAAAATCCCATTTTGGTCTGTTTTACAGGTGATTAAAGACCCTTGATAAAGATCACTTATTTTTCTTGGACTACCATTGAAAGTAGAACCATTATCTAGCGGTTCTGTTGTACTATTTGAAGTGTCGATTAAAGAACTCATTATAAAATATTGTAATATATTAATTGGGGATGTCTATTCTTATTAAACTAAATAATGCAAATGAAACAAATGGAATATTTACGAATACTTTTGATGAAAACATCACGCTAAAACCATTTTCTAAAATTGGTCTTCTTAATGCCGTTATTGATACAGTTGATGATGCCATTACAGTTGATAATAAATGTTTTTTAACATTAACTCAAGCTGCTAAAGATATATTGACTATTCAAATACCCCCAGGAAATTATTCAGTTCAAGAGTTTATTAATACATTAACTGGGTACTTAAATAAATGTCTTATTATGCCTACAGATCCTGATAAAAAAAACATACGTGGTATGCAAATGAAAGCTGTTAGAAATAGTGCTGATAATAAAATTAGTATTTTCTTTAACAGGTGTGATAATGATGGTTATTCTATGGCGACAGTAAGTGAAAAAACAAATATTCTTTATGAAACAGATGGGGGATATCCATATTATATCAGAGCTGCTAACATTCCAGATAATCAATGGACTAGTTGGATATATTCACGTCGCTACTTCACAAAAGGTGCAGGTAAATTTACAGGAATAATTACTTTACCTCCAGAAAACATGGGCAATCAATACTTTGCAGAATTTCGTGCATTAATTGGTCTCATACCAGTTGATGAGTTTGATTCTACAAATCCTATTATATCACCGGATACATGCAGATATTGTATATGGGTTGAAGCGGCATCTGACAATTCTAGATTAGTTACTTGGACTAAAGGTCTTAATCGTACTAATGGTATTTGGGAAACTTTTGAGGGGACTACAACAACTGTAATGAGGAATGGATATGGTATTGAATTATTCCTTTCTGAGGGAAAACTTATTTTCAGAAGACTACCATCGCAATGAGTAGGAACTATCATTGATGAAGATGATGACTTTGACAACTGGTCAAACCTTGTAACAGGAGAAGATAAAGAAAGATACACAAGACATTATGTTCCAGTTATGGCTCTTTACACAAACCCTTACGATAATGGTATCCCCGTGAGTGGATTTGCAACAGTGGATTTTTATGCTGATCCCTATCTATCAGTATTATCTTCCGGTGAAGTACAATATAATTATGATGGTATTGTTCCGAAAGAAGAAATTGATATTTCTCTAGGGACTAAAGGACCTTCACGTGTAGAAGTACAAATGACTCCACAATTAAGACAAATCGTAGGATTCGACGCCGATCCTCCTCATCAAATTACCGCACAGGGTGTCTTTATTGCTGACAGAGCTTTAGATGATTTTGTTTATCCTCAAAACCTTAAAATTGAAACTGTTAACTTCAACCTCCAGAGCTATGACAGTCTAAGTAAAGGCCACAGAAACATCCTCATGACTATTCCAAGAGTTACTCTCAATGCCGAACAAAGGAAAATTTATTTTGAAGCCAATTCAGTTCTATATATTGCTCTTAATAACACCTATCCATTAACTCTTAACCACATCACACTTCAAATTTTAGACTATGAAAATAATCTGATCCAACTAACAGAAAACTCAACTGATATAACTCTTTTGATTAGTGATTAAAAATATTCATAAATAATAAGAGATGGAACACATGAATAACTTAAAAGATAAAGAAGAACCAGAAGAAAAAAAGAAAAAGATCAAACTAAGAGAACTTTTTCACTTCAAGACGAAACCAAAAACAAAAAAAAAATCAAAAAAATAAATTTATAAAAATGTTAAACTTTTCTTTTCTTTATTACCCTTTACTAACTCTAGATAAAGGCTAGTATTTTGCCCCAATGTATTAACAGGTTCTTTAGTAGTTGGATCCAGAATTCTCACCCTAAAGCTTTGAAGCTGGAAGGCAAGCCCTTGATGAGTGTAAGGAATACCAGAATCTTCAAAGCCCGTGATGAATCCGTCAGAGATATATTGTTTTGAAAGGATACCAAATATATGCGACAATGACCCAGTGTTATAAACATATGTTTGCCCTGTTGCCTCAAATGTTATTTCAACCAAGTAATGCCCAGTTTCATCTAGATCTCTGTCATTAGCTTCAAGCATCAAAGTTGTACTAACATCCAAGTAGAAAGGATTTGAAGCTGGTTGTGCAACTTTTCTTTTACCAGATGCATCTCCTAAAAGAACATCTTGAATCCCTGTGTATGCTTTTGTAATAACTCTTTCCAACTCTGCTGCACTTGGAACTATGGGCGGAATAGTAGGATCAGGAGGAGAAGGGTATTTTAAATTACATAATATACCATTGCCTGATGTCGACAGATCAAAACCTAACTGCTCCCAGAAAGAAGCTGGTTGGACATCGATTAAGAAAATGCCTGTCGGCTGTGGAACAATCCAAAGACCATTATTTAAGTCCTTTCCTATCATGACTACCTCATTAGAATTGTCAAGAAAAGGAGTATGCAAATATTCAAATGCAAATATTTGCCTTCCATCCTGACCATAAACTAAAGATGCCTGAGTTGCCCCAATCCAATAAGGTACGTCATATGAATATCCCATTTGTGTAGATGGTAGCTCTCCGACCTCATATAAGATATTAAGCGCTGTTGTTTGAATAATAAATGGATTGTCTGAAGATGATTTTGATTTACTTCCATCCCAAGGTGTTAGATAACTCATTCCATCCGTTATTTTCTTTGCTAAACTGACTGAATCATAATTGCCTTTTTCAATAAGAATTTGTTTTGTTCCAGTTGCTAAAGTGGTCCCTAATTCAGTTGGGGCACCACTGTAAACACCTCCATTAAATGTTAAGTAATTACTTATAAATTCCTCATCATTTTTATTGAGTAAAACAACTGAACCAACGACTACATCATCTATGTTATCTATTGTAGCTGTGCAAGGATTTGCATTACCTGTAGATGGATTTATTGAAATAAATATTTGATTTTTAGTATGAACGATACCATCCTTGGTAGTGTATGAGATATTAGCAAAGTAATTTAATGGAAAATTAACGAGGTCAATTGCTGAACAATCCCAAGAGAGACCGCTTAGTGTTTGTGAATCTCCAGTATTTTGATATAATACATAATATTTAAAATCGGCAACACCCTCTGGCCCATATGGTTCTCGTGTTTTGTCTGTAAAATCATAATTGACCTCATAATAGCCAAAAGTCAATGATAACGTTGTATCATTCTCAACTACAACGTCGCTCCCACTAGCTTGTTGTACATCCACAAATGCATTCCTCATAATAAGTTGATCTCCATCCTCCACAACAACAGGCGCCTTCAATTGACATTCATAAATACTGTTATATTGAGGATCTTGAAAAGAAGCATTGTTTCTATTTAATTCAATTAAAATAGGATTACTCATATATATTAATTGTATGTAAGAAAAATTTAAAATCATTTATCGGCGCAATTACAAATATTGAACCACAACGTTACCATCTTTATCCAACTTCAAAGCTTTCCATACTTGCATGAATAATCTGACGGTGATAGGATCGGTAGTCATCGCCCAATTACCATCATATATTCTAGAATATTCAAATTGCATATCATTAAATTTAGTTCCTGTAAGATCAATAGCTCCCCAACTATCAACCGACATAAAAGTTTGAAGCTTCGGATCAACCAAAAGATTAAGATATATACCAGCTACGGCGGGTGGTCCCACAACAGGATCTTGGATTGTTCTGGCGGCATCCATAGACCGAATAGTTGCCGGGAGAGGCAAACACAATGGACCCCATGTATCATTCAGACGGGCCAATTTAGTTGTTCTGGTCTCAGATGATGGGAAAAATGGCTTGTTGTCAAGGTATATTTGATAATTTTCTCCAAACTGTACAGATGATATATATTGACCATACACGTTATTAGTGTTAGATCCGAGAAATTGAAAGAACCCTTTTCCACATGTTTTTCCATTGAAACCAGAAAATCGTTCTTTGAAATAATTACTTGTTCTCCATTCATCAGCAGCAGGAACAGGGTCAGCTACAGGAACAGTCAAACGATCCACTTCCCATGATGGATAAATCATTTGTTTCATTGAAATCTGTTTAGCGGGTCTTAATTCTTCATCAACTATCAGAGTTACAGGTTTTTTCTCAGGTCCAGGAGCCGTAACAACAGTACCAGCAAGTATTTGACCAGGATCAGTTTCCCATTCAATAACAAGACGAAGACCTTGAGGGAACATCATCATTTGATTATATTCTAGGAACGGTAAAAGAGTCTTGAGTTCAACATAGCCAGAGAGGTTAGCAGCCGATTTATTTTGAATAGATTGACTTACACTACGACCATAATATTGAAGGACATCATAACCAACAGTGCTTAAAGATAAAGTTTGTCTAAGTGCTACTTCAGAACGGTTAGATCTTGCTAAATTCTTAAAGGAACCCACGACATTGGCATAATCGCATGAGTCTATCTCAATACCATTTGATTCAAGAGAAATTCTTCTTATTAAACCAAAAACTCCAGATTTCCAGTTGTAATTGTCAGTTGCATCAGAAGATGCAGATATATCAACCAGCCGCATATCACTATAATAGAATTTTCCAGCTTCTAATTCAACAACGCTTCTTTGACGTGTGCTTAGTGTAGCCGGATACATATGAGTTAAAACATCAACCATTTATTATATATTAATATTTTATTTTTCAATTATAAATTTACAACCCGACGATACCATTCACAACTGTAAATACTTGATATTTTTTGGCCACATCAGCATCAGAGTTGATTTGAACTGTAACCTTTTGACCAGCCATCATTACTGTTTCAAAGGTCAAACCAAAGCCAAAACGTTTTGCGTAATCAGCCGGTCTTACTGTATCAAGAACATTATTTCCAGTTTGTAAGGATTTAACATATAAATACTCAAGTTCTTCATTACTATCAATGTTGTAACTAATCAACTTTCCATTACTGTCATTGACTAAATATCTAAGGTTGGATATGTTGATTTTCTGGGTATCAAAGGAGTTTTTAGTTCTATTACTAAAATCAGTATCTAATTCAACAGTGCTTGACACTGATAAAGAGGCAATAGTAGGAATTAATTCAATGTTTGCTAATGCGGAGTTAATACTGTGTCTTAATACGCTAACACGGTTGAAAAGTAAAGGAACCTGAGTAGTAGTCTTTTGGATATCTTGAACAGCATAACTGATCTTAAGATTTGCGATTGAATAAGTAATATTTTTTGCACCAGTGTTGTCATCTCCAAAGAAACATTTAGATGGGTCATTTAGAACCCAATCTAAAGTGAATTGTGAAACCTCTTTACCAGTAAAGTTTCTGTTAGAACGATTCAAAAAAATCATTGGCTTAATAGCAAAAGAAATCTTATTTTTAACAGCAGCACTATCAGAAGGATCAAGAAAACCATTCATTAACGAATTCGTAGATTCATCACTTCCAGTCTTTAGTTCAACATTTTGTGCCGTTGAATTCATTAACTCTTGACGCGATGCATTGACTTGAGTCATCATCTTCACCCATCTGGGATATTCACTAATTAATTCAGTAATACCTACATTAAGAATTTTACTAGAAAATTGATCAAAGAGACAATGAGCACCAGCTTGTGAATCAAAATACACTTTGCTAGAATCACCTGGTGCAGCAGGGGTACCAGTATTAATTGCCGCATTATTTTGAAGTACCTTAAGATCACCATGAATCTTAAGAGAACCAGCCACAAATTCCTTATCTGAGGGGATATTGACTAGAATACTAATAGCCTTATTTTGAGGATAAGAAGAAGCTTGAGATGAAGGATATCCTTCTTTATAAACACGTGCCATTTATATTTATTAATATAATACTACATAAAAATTTAAAAAATAAAACTATCCACACTTAAACTTCACTCAATACCCATTGAACCAAATATAGATTTGAAGCTTCAAGATTTTGACCTGGCACAGCATCCTCAGTCAATAATAATTGACGGCAACCACTCTTTGGAACTATATCAGTCAAAATACTGGTGTTGTAATAACCCGCATTACCTCTTGTGGCAGTAGCCCAGTATTCCTCTCTTAACATGTTGATACTGGCACCCCAAGCCCTTAGAATACGATCATAGTAAAGCCCACTCTTATAAAATGAATTTGCCGCAGGGTTTTCATCAACACTGATCGCTTTAGTTGTGTTAGGCACATTGTCCCAATACATACGATATTGTGATAATTGAGTCTCACGAGCCGGTAAGCGATTTCCTATAATATTTAAGAACATTACACGCTCACAATTTGGAAGAAGATCCCAGACTTTCTGAAAGGAAGAACCTTGAGGTCTATTGTACATTTCTACACGTTTTTGTTTGTAAACAATTGGCATTTTCTCAATATCTTTTGGTGCCTTTTCAATAGCCAACATAAGACTGGCAATGTTGATTTTCCATGATGGATAGGCCGCGGCATTGGGAAGAGGCGTAGTGTAACAATAAATGGAAGCAGCGGCGGCGACGGCGTTTGCGACTGTAAGAATCAAAGTATTTGGAAAATTACCAGATGCCACTATTTCGGTGATTATTGTATTTACATTTGCTATATTCGCACCTGCGGCACTTCTAGCAACAGTTATCGGCATACCAACATAAAATGGAGACTCATCAAAAGAATTATAGGATCTTGTTGTTACTATATGGTTGTCATCAACAGGTCTAGTAACTTCGGCTCTTGTTTGTTTTTCTAGAGGGCTGTTATCTGTTAGGGAGTTAGAGCCGGCAACTCTGATTGTAACAGCTGTTTTAACACCTGCTGCTAACACTGTGTTATTTGGGAACGTTAAAGTAACTTTTCCAGCCGCAAAAGTAATATTAACATCAGATACAGTAGCAAACGTAAATAGTGTGTTAGGTGCGGCTGTTGTATATGTAATAAAAACGCGTTGTCCTCTTTGAATAGGACAATTTTGTAAAGAACCAAATGTTTGGGTAATAGTTACAAGAGTACTATTAGCGTCAGCCATGTTATCACAAGGAAACACACCATATGGGTTAGAGTTATCAAGAGCCAAGGCATCAGTCAAAAGAGGAGCTGTTTGTTCCAATTCAAGTTTAACTTCTAACTCTCCAAGTCTTTGAGCCGATAAAGCTTCATAAGCCCCAAGTTCAAATAAATCAGATAAAGGAATCATTAAATTACGGCTAGCTTGAGTTGAAAGTACATTGCCACTCTTTTTTTGCGATACCAGTGGAAGAAATGGCGAACCATCAAGAGAATTATCCATTGAATAACCTATCTTACGTTTGGCATCAAGCATTTCATTGTCATTGAAATAAGTTGCCATTGTTGTGGTAAAGTTATTAAGGTTTTGAACACTTTCTAATATACCCGCTTTAGAGCTAACTAGCTGAGCATTTCTCACAAGACAATGAGGTAAATATAAGACTTGTCCATTGCCAAGTTGGAAAGAACCTATACCATTGACTGGGTTAGTAGTACCATTACCGTCCGCTTGGAAATTCAATAAGAGATAACTATCTTTTAGATTATAGATTTCGTCTGAACCTGCATTAAGTTTAAATGAAAGACGATTGTTTTGAGGAGAAAAAGTCCCACTTTCATGAGATGGAAATTTCAATAGACGATTCATTGATTAAAATATATTGAGATAAAAAAATATAATATTTTTCTTAAACACCACTCTGCATCACAGGCATCGGAAGATCTGATAAGTTTGGTTGTGAATGATGATGTTTAAATAAATCCGCAAACGTCGCTATTAACCCAATACCACCCGTTAAAATACCACCTAAAATAGCCGTAATAGGATCAGCATCCGAAATTGCATCTATTACACCTAGAGCCGTATCTAATGCACCGCTTGCACCTTCTCCAGCCGCTTCAGTACCACCAGTTACAGCCGATGTTATTGTATTCATCAAGCCTTCAGTGCCTTCTGGGACTAAGTTTCCGGCCGCTCTTGTCAAGCCACCTACCACTGAATCAGAAGCGTTTCCTACTAGATTTTGGCCTGATTCCATTAGACTTTGAATGCCACCTTGAGCTCTGTCTAATAAACCACCGGCCATTTCTCTAGCACTACTTAAAGTCGAATCTGTGATGTCTTCTAGTCCTTGGGCTTGACTTGACGCAAAGGAAGAAATCCTATCACCCAAGGTATTAACAGCGTTGGATAATTCTCCAACTGTGTCACTTGCCGTCCTTGATACACCATTTTCAAATGCCTCGGTGATTGGAGCATTTCTAACAACTCCATTTTGCATAATTGATCTTGCTAAATCCACGTATCCTCCAGCTCCTTCTGGCAAATTATCAGTTACATTCTCAACGGCATTATCTACTGCATCCTGTTGCACATCTTCAAATGTTGGGTTCACTCTAGTGTCATTAACTTGTGATGTGTCCTGCATTGTAGATAATTCAGTAGCGCCTTCATTAGGATCAACTGTTCTATTTCTAAATAATGGTAAAATACCCTCTTGAACACCTGTTTTAATGTTCCCGGCTTGACGAGTTAATAACCCAGAAATCTCATCAATAGGATTCTCACCATCTACTATATTCTTTAGCGTCGAATCAAGGTCTTCATTGCCTGTATTTATCTTTGACTTTATAGCATTTTTAAAGGCATCACTTTCTAATGTCTTGCCAATGAGCGAAAGACCCAATGGCGCTTCAACTGTTCCGCTTACTGTGTCTAAAATCATTTGCTTCTCTTCATCCTTGGCATTAGCCGCTTCAATTGCGGATGCTCTTAAGGTATCAAATGCATTCACTTCACTTAGATAACGAAAACTATCCATTTATATTAAAAACAGATTTTATTATATACATAATATTGTAAGAGAATGAGTTCAAATGACCTAGTAATATTTCCTATGTCTGATAAGACTTATGATGTTAAAAAAGACTTATTATTTAATTTACCTATGCGTTTACTGATATGTGGAAAAAGCCAATTGAGTGGTAAAACGACTCTTATTGCCAACTTACTGGCTAGAAAGCAATTTTATAAGGATGACTTCAAATCCCAAAACATTTATATCATATCTCCTTCCGCTAAAACAGATGAAAAATGGGTGAAACTCATTGAATATAGAGAGATACCAGAGGAAAACATCTTTGATTCTTATGATGAAAGTGAAATGAAAGTTTTATACAAGTTTCTTGAAGATGACTATAATGATGCCATAGAAAATGAAGAAGAACCGCAACAAAAGCTCATTATCTTTGATGACGTTGCATATTCTGGAGATTTACATAGCAAAAAGAACAAAACCATTGATAAAATAGCGAATCAAGGGCGGCACTTTCTTATTTCCTGTATCATGGTACTTCAATATTACACACAAGCTTCGCCAAACTTTAGAGCTAATGTATCTGGTCTTATTATCTTTGGTAGCACACAGAAACAATGGGATTCTATTGCTGATGAACACAATACACTTTCAAACAGAAAGGAATTTATTAAGAAAATGAAAGAGGCTACTGAAGAGAAGCATTCTTTCATTTGCATCAATTATACTAATGAAAAAGAACATCGTTATATGAAGAACTTTGTTGAACCTCTGGTGTTTGATGTTAAAAGTTAAAACTCTTTTTAAATGGATTGGTTGCTCCAAGCTTAATTACTTGCTTTTCAAGTGGCTTTTCTATTGGTTTCTCTTTTGGCTTCTCAATTGGTTTCTCTTTTGGCTTCTCAATTGGTTTCTCCTTGGGCTTTTCGACTGGTTTCTCCACTGGTTTTTCCATTGACTGTTCCACTACCTTCTCCACTGGTTTTTCTATTGGTTTCTCTACTGTTTTTTCTTCTGGTTTTTCCATTGCAATATGTCTCTTAGGTTTTGGTTCTTCCGCTTCAGTTTCTTTTTGATTCTTTTTGCCTAGTTTTTCATCCATCAAAGCTGCTACTTTAGCTAAAAAGTCATCTTCATTAAAATCCTTTTTTATCTTCTTTTCGCTATACTTCTTAAGAGCTTCTGCCTTTGCCTTCTCGACAGCTTCCGCTTTTATTTTCGATTTTTCTTTACGAGTCTCCAGACTTTTCGCCCGGCCCCTTGCTAATCTCTCTATCAATTCCTGTTTTTTCTCCGGAGTCATCTCATTTTTGACCTTTTTTTCAGTTTTTTTCTTTTGCGTTTGAAATAGCTCCGATTCGTCCATTTTTTTCTTTTAACAAATCACTGGTTTATATTACTATACATATTTTATTTTTATTATTTTTTCTTATCAACTTTTGTTCTTTTTTGTTAGCAAAATTAACTTCTACAAACCTTTTGTTTGTTTTACTTCACAAAAACCCTTGTTTGTTAGCACTTTTTTTCAAAAAATTTAATTTCTTTTCAACTTATAACGGCATTTTTATAACACTTAAAACACTTATCCATTGTGCTTCCTACATACTTTTTTATCTTATTTCCGCATCCAACACAGCCAATTTCTACTTTCTTCTCATATAAACAACATGGACATACGAAATTTTTTTCATTTGACATTGTATATACTTCGATATTCATGTTCTTATTGCATAATTTACATTGATATATGGTCATTCTTGCTTTTACTCTAGATTTCTTTTAACTCGTTTGAGCGTGCATTTAAAAATATTATTTTCTCTTTATATATTGGAACTGAAACATGGGCAAATAGAAACTGTAACACAACACCTCAGAAGACATAATAATAATAAAAAACTAGTAGATTAATATAAACATTGTGATAACACTTTTTTGATTTTTTATTCGTTTAAGAAAAAAACTTAAAACTATTTTCTTACACACTTATAAAATGCCTACAGACTATAGTAATGCCATTATTTATAAGATTGAATCAGTCTCTGATCCAGCCATGTTGCCTTTTATTGGCTCAACAAGTCAGTCACTTAAATCACTTGAAGCAATGCAAAAAGGTGCTTATGAGTTCTCCAAGCAAGATACCAGTAGAAAAATAAGTTATTTCCCTTTATTTGAGAAAGGGGATGTCAAATACACGATACTAGAACAATACCCTTGTAAAACTCGTAAGGAGTTAGGTTTGAGAACAAAGCATTACATCACTACTATTCCATGTATTAATAAGATTATCTATGGGAGAAGTACTAAAGAAAGATATCAAGATAAAATTTCAGAGTTCAGAAGTAGAAGTGTAAATTTTTATTACAAACATAAAGATAAGGTCTTGAAGCAAAAGAAACAGTATTATCAAAAGAATAAAGCTAGATCACGACAATACTATCAAAACAATAAGGCACGATCACAACAGTACTATCAAGATAATAAAGAGAAATTTGCTGAATATAGAAAGAAATATAAAGCTAAAAAACTTGAAGAAAAAAAGAAGAAATCATTAGCTACTTTATAAAATATTTTTTTTACCTTTTTTCTATTGATTTTTGTATGGAGATTTTATAACAAAAAGATGCTTTAAAAAACAGGTGATCATTATTAAAGATTAGGTGAGATTAGGTGATTCTTACAATGGTGTTTTTCGATACACTTGAATGCATATTTACAAAGATTAGGTGATCATTAGGTGATGAGAGGGAGTTCAAAAACCTGCATTTAACTAGGACGAAACCATGTATAGGCTCCAAGATTAGGTGGACTTTGAGGTTGGTTTTGAAAATTTTAAAAAAAGTTTGGTTGAGGGTTTCAAAAAGTGTAACCAACTTTTTTTTGTAAAATGAATTTCTTTCAAAAAACACCACCTAATCTTTGATTTCTTTTAGGAGCCTATGCTAGTATTGCTTACAAGACCATGCTAAAATAAAGACCACCTAATCTTATCACCTGATCCACCTAATAGCATTGAACATGGGAAAAAATAGCATTAAAAATTTCACCTAATTATTTTTTTGGATCACCTAATCCACCTAATTATTTTTTATTTTTTATTTTTTTTCTTTGAGCTCAATTTTTTTTACATGGGGAGAAAGGCTAAATTTCCCATACATATTGCATAAAAAAATAAAAATAAAATATTTTTTTTCAAAAAAATGACTTAAGGCGTTCATAATATTAAATAATTATAGTAGCAAATAATAATGAGTGAAACAATATCTTTTTTTAAAAATGAAAAATTTCTTCTTTGGAATATCGGAACTGACAAAATCCCCATCTTAAAAAATGGTAGTTCTGGTGGATGGTCAAAAATTACTTATGAACAGTCAAAAAAATACTTTGATGAAACCAATAATAACATAGGTATGAGAACTGGCATCCAAGAGTCAGGTAAGTACATCATTGGTTTAGATTTTGATATTATGAAAAAAGATGAAGCTACCAAGGCTTACAGTCTTGAGTGTACTAACACAAAAAAGTTTTATACCGATTTTTTGGGAAATTGTGATGGTGATGTTACCGGTATTTTTAAGAGCTCAACATGTGGTAATTATGGTATTCTTGTTGATGTTACAGAAAATAAATCTATTGTTGATTTACTGGATAATATCGCAGCTACCACCTTTCAAAGAAAAGATTTTCATCTTGAAATTAGAAAGGCAACCAATTACGCATTACCTCCTTCTAAAACTACATGCAAATGTCATAATAAAATGTGCAAAGCTAGAGAGTTCATGAAGCTTGGTCTTCACAAGCTTAATAATAAAAATGAAGCCCTCCTTGAGAGTTATATCAAAGCTTATTTTGACGAAACTTACACTAAACCATCACCAAGAGAGCTTAGAAATAATAAGAAAGCTGAAGGCTTAGAAATATTAAATGTTATCATGGCGGATGACAATGATGACAAGAAAATACCTATTGCTTATCTATCAAAATTCTTGAATATTCTTAACGGTAAACGTGGTGATGATTATCATAGTTGGATTCGTATCGGTTCAGCTATTCAAAATAGTTATGGCGATAAGGGCTTTGAAGTTTTTAATGAGTGGTCAAAAAATCACGAAGGTTACGATGAATTTTCTGTAAAAACACACTGGAATAACTTGAGTAAATACTCCTACCCTTTTACGTGGAGATATATTCTCAAATTTTGCAAATTGGATAGTTGGGATAAAACGGCTTTAGAAATGTCTAAATTGTTTAAAGATCAATCTCATAGTAAAGAAGTCGGTGAGTATGAAAAGGTGAAAGCAGAGTTTGAGAAGAATCATGCTAAAATTGAGGAAGAGTTCTGTTATGTTATGGAGACTCAAGACGGTGAAGTAAAAATGGTCAAAGAAAAGGATCTTAAAACCAAAGCGCAAAACTTTTCTACATGGCGCGGGAAAATTCATTGCGCTTCTCCTTATTTCATTGACAACTGGTTAAAAGATCCCAACATTAGAACTTATAGACGAACTGATTTCGCGCCATATGGTGCAAGTTGCCCCAATGATGTTTATAATCTTTTCAATGGCTTCAGAATTGAGAATATCATCAAGAAAAATGATAAACTAGTAGAAAATAAAGATGGTTTATCAATTTTCTTGAATCATGTGAAGAAAGTTGTTGGTATTGATAAACAGGATGACTGTTTTAAATATCTAGTGGCGTGGTTTGCTCAATTGATTCAACAACCTGGTTGTAAATCAAGAACAGCACCAGTTATTAAGGGTATTGAGGGTGCAGGCAAAACAGTATTATTTGATTGGATTGGTAACAAAATCCTTGGTGATCAGTACTACATCTCAACACCAGAACCTAAATACATTTTAGGTAACTTTAATAGTGCTCTAGACAGAAAATTACTTGTTAACCTCGATGAGTCAAACAAGGGAGACAATGACAAATACATTGAGATAATGAAGACATTGATTACTAACAAGACTATTGTTATTGAAAGAAAGGGTATTGATGCGCAAAAACAGCAAAACTTTTCAAGAGTTGGCTTGACAACTAATAATGATCTAGTGGTGAAATTAACACCAAGTGATCGTAGATTTCAATTATTTGAGAGTGATTCTTCTTGTGCAAACAATAAGGATTATTTCGATAAACTATTAAAAGCAATGGAAGATGATAATACCAACTATGCGATCTACAACTATCTAAAATCTGTAAAAATTGATGATTTCGACTTTATAAATAACAGAGTTGATACCAACTTTTCCGTTAGATCAACAAAGTCACAATTTGATCCAGTGTATGAGTTTATTCAACAATTTGTTGAGAACAATAAGGCTAATGAATACAAGAATAAGAAACAATGCAAGGGATACAGTCATAAAATAAAGAAGAGCGAGTTTTATAAGCTTTATTCTGACTTTATGAATGTAAACTTTCATGGTCTTCCAAAATCAAGAAATTATTTTGACAACGAAATAAGGTCATTTAATAATATTGATGAGGGAATGATTGGCGGGAATGTCTTTTGGAAGTTTAATCCAAAGGACTTTATTGATACATTAAAAAGTAAAAAGGTTTATCAAGATTTCATGGATGGCGAAATGAACTCTGAAGAACCTATTATGAACCCACAAGATGATAATGATGATTTAGATGATAACGATTGTTAATAAAAATTAACTAATAAAATTAACTTAAGGCATTTTTTATATATTATTTTTAAATGAATACTACAGGAATAAAACTAGTATTTAAAGAGTTAGATGAAAAGAAGATAAGTTATTTTGACAGACTAAAACTTAAACTAGAGTATCTCACAAATACTAAATATCCCCAATGTTTAAGTCAATTTGAACCAGTTTTTGACGAAACTGTAAATTTTCAAAATGTTGTGTCTCATGATGAATCTCATTGTGAATGCGGGATGACCATTGAATGGGTTCATTATGTCAAACACACGAAAACAGATCAATATTACATAGTAGGTAGTGTATGTATTGAAAAATTTATTGATGATGATCAACATGATGGACCATTTAAAACAAAAGGTAAAGCAGTTTTAAATCAGGACAAGAAATGCAAGATGTGTGACAAAAGATGGACCCATAATAAATGTTTTTATAAGGGATATTGTACTGATTGCAGAGATGAAATAAAAAATTTTACTTTGCCCTTTGGGAAATATTCAGGCATGCATTTAAAAAGTGTTTCTGATAAAAAATATTTAAAATGGTTGACTGATCAAACGTGGGTTCGGAAACGTACTCAAAAAATTATTTTGAATTCTTTAAGTTTTTTTTAAAAAATAACTTAAGGATAAGATATATATAAAGATATATGGATAGTAAGCCTAAAATTGTTCCTCATAACAAGATTTATAATGATTTACCTCCTTGGACAGGATCTGGAAATGATTATTTAAGAGAGTATCAAAAAAAAAATTGGTATTGTCAAACTTGTAATAAGAATTGCACAATTTCTAATAAATATAGACACCAAAAAACTCCTTATCATCTAAAGAGATGTGTCAATTAATTTTTTTTATTTTTTGTTCCATTTGTATTCGTCTTAATTATTGAATATTGAAATGGTTTATCATCTTTTGTTATAACGGATGAGTAATTTTTCATTTCTACCTTTTTTTCTTGATTTTCTCCTTCTACAACTTTTATTAATTTTCCCGCTGGCATATTTTGATATAATATAAGAATAAATATCTTACCTTATATTAAAATGAGCAAAGTTAGTAAGCTTACTACAAGCCAAAAAGCAAGTGTATCTATCTTTTGGAATTGGATAAGGGAAAATGACCCTAAAATAGACTCAAAATTCAAGCAAAATCTCGATTTTTTAAGATCTTCTGATAACCAAGCTATCATTCATGAACGTATAATGAACAGTGATTATAAAATGGGCACCAAGCGTTCACACCTTAATAACCTTGGTGTGATTATTCGAGATGTTTTAGCACCTAATACTGATGCATCAAAGAAAGGTAAAAAACCAAAAAATAAACCTTTAGACCCTGGAGACGGAAATGTATATATAAAAGAGGCTCTTCAGCTATTAGCCGCAGAAACTCAGAAAAAAATTGAGGATGATGATAAGGGGGTTAAAGGCGATGAAAAAAACTTTTTAAGTTATGAACAAATCATTAAGAGAATGCGTGAATTTGAAGGGATTGTTAAGAAAGACCCAACCAATAGAAAAAATGTAATGTCTCTACTTATTCTACAGCTCAATGTTTATCAACCACCATTGAGAAGAACCATAAGCACTATGACGATCATAAAAGATAAAAAATATGATGATGGGAAGAACAACTTTCTTTATATAAAAAATAAAACCGAGATGTGGTATATCGTCAACGAGGATAAAGTCAAGAACAAAAAAACCGACCAAAACCTTAAAGAACTTCCTCTATATCCTAATGCTTGTCGATCTGTAGATCAAAGTTTATCGTTATTTCCAAGATCTGTTTTATTAACCGCATTTTTAAATGACAAGCAATGTACTCAAATAGGATATGATGGCTACTTAAAATACATCTTCAAAGATCTAGATTGGACCTTTACACAAAACAACTTTAGACGTGCCTACATTACGAACTTTCTAGCTAGCAACCCATCTGTCAAAAAAAGCAACGAGATTGCCAGATTAATGCGCAGTTCAGTTCAGCAACTACGTGAAACTTATAACTATCGGTTAACTCAATCAAAAACTATTATACCCCTATGGGATGAAAAAACAGGGGATCCTAAAGAAAATGAAGAAATTCAACCTATTGAACAGCCTAAAAGCATAGGGAAAGAGCAAATATTGAAAATGCTAGAAGATAAGATAAAAAATGGCTTTGACCTCAAGAAATGGGGGGAAACTTATAGACCCAAACATAAAGCCGAGAAGAATCAGTTTAATAAGAAGTATTATGGTAAGAAAGGCCCTGAGTTGTTGCGAAACAAAATTATTAGCAACTTGAATAGAGGTCAAACCAAAACTCCAAGGCCTGAGAGTGTAAAAACATATAATCTGAAATATGATCCTAAAACAAAGAAATGGTTTTAAAATTTTTACGTTTTTTTATTAACAAAATTATCAAATAATGTATCAAAGATGTCGTCTGATACATTATTTGATAAACTTTTAAAGGAAGATTCAATAAAAGTAGCTACTCGATTTAATGTTATAGTCTCACTTGAAATAGAAAAATCAAAAGAGAATTCTTATTCTATTGATTGTTTACATAATCCCCCCGGCACTTTCAACCTTCCTGTTGTATTATTTCAAGTCAGTTCTCAACAAGAAGATGGAAATCAGTTATCAGTAGATGAGCTTAAGAGTGTTCTTTATCAAGAGCTAGATAAAATAAAAAAATGCACACGATGCTTCAAAATTCATCAGACTACGGATGAAACTTCTGAAGTACATTGTCCTACTTGTGAGTTGGAGCTTGACTACATTGAGTCAAGAAAACACTTTAAAAAGAGTCATTTTCATTGCGGTTTATGTACTAATAAATATTGGTCATATTTTGGTAGAAAAGCAAGTTGTTGTAAAGGGGATATGCTTTGTATGGTGTGCATAGAAAAGGTCATAGAATTTGGTTTTTGTTCTTATTGTAGAACACCAGTAAATGAATCTGATTTTATCTAGATCTCACCATAAAATCCTTCTCGAATGGTAGTTAGGAGAAGAAGGGTCATTCATTGTTAATTCTCCTTTCCCATTTTTTATTCCCGCTGATCTAGTTAAATAATTAGCTCTTCTATCTTCATCATTATGATCAAGGCTTTTCCATATTCCTGTTTTATCTTTGTAGTGTTCCATTGAGGGATCGCCGAAATGTATAGTTTTGTTATCAACAACTGTCATAAGTTTTTTATCTGATCTAGTGGATTTAGAATAGTTATATTTACCTATTTTAACCATGTTTTTACTTTAATACAAGTTTTTAAGTTTTTTTTCCAACGACTCGAAACATTTTTCCAACGACTCGAAACTTTTTTTCAACGGTAACTTTTGATCAACAAAAAATAAAAAAAGAATCAACAAAAATCGAACAGGCGACCAAGTT